GACGCGCTTATCAAGAATTTTGCTAGGACCGGAGTAACTGACAAGGCTAAGAGTTTAAATCTTATCAGAGAAGAGCTATTGGGAGCTTTTAAACTTACTCAAAAAATTCAAGATGGCTGTTAAGATTAGGTTCCAGACGTTAAGCATTTTAAGAAGTAGAATTGCAACAAAGATGAAAGCAAAGGCAACCCAGGAATCAACCACAAACATTGCGATGCGGTAGATTACATCGATGCCCGTGCGGAAGAATTGAGCAAAGATAACAACAACAAGCAAAATAAAAGCCCACCAGGTTTTTGAAAGACCGAGCCTGTCCCAGTTTGTAGAGGGATCTGGTGCGTTTTTAAGGGCTTCCTCGGCACTTTCTTGGTTCAACAAGAACTTGAGTGGGTTCGGAATTTTAATTGCTCCCACGGCCTTCTTAAATAGAGCTTCTAGCTTAAGGGTGATGGTATCTAACAAGCTGTTTACTTGTTTTGGATCTACTGTCATATTTTCATTATTTCGTTAGTTACTTTCCATACTCCGTTAAGCAGTTCAGCACTGCCAAATTTATTGCGATTGTCAGAGTCGTGCATTGCTGTTTGCATATGAACGCAACTTCTTTCTACAAAGCACTTGTCTACGTTTACGCCAGAGGCTTTGATTGCCATCACAGCTTCAACTGGGGTCATGCCCTGGATGTTAAAATCACAAGCTAAGAATTGGAGATGCCAACTATTAAGAGAGCCTTTGACGGCTGCGTTTAGCTCTCTACTGCGAAAAGCACTGGTGATTGAAAAGGGTTTCGCGATTGCGTCACGAAGCTCTTGCATTTTGTCAGCAAGTCTTACGCCGGCGGTAAGTTGGTTAAGGTCTGGAATATTATTTATTCCCAACCTTGAGGCAGTAATTGAGCTTAAAAACTCTTCAGGAGTAAAATTCTTTCGGCGAAGGTTCTCTTTAGTTACGATTGAGGACATTCTTTTCTCCTGATGTCTTTGTAGTTACGAAGGGAGCTGATGAATTGGTAATCAAACTCTTCTTGGTGTTTGTTTAGCGATGCTTTGTCGTTTTCAGAAATCATAATATCTGGAAATAAGAGGCAGCCAGAAGATGCATATTTCACTTCACGGCTACAACTTGAACTATAAGCCAGCAATAAGATCAGACTTGGAAAGTTTAGAGTTTTTAACTTTAATTTCCTCGGCATTTTTTACGGATTTAATTAAAGAATTGTTTGATTTGTTTTCTTCTTGCAACGCTTCATTTTTCTTTTTTAAAGAAGAGGCAAAGATTGCTAGGACGGACGAGGCTACAAAAAAAAAGATGTTAAGAATTTTAAACATTTTTACTTCTAAAGAATTTGTCGAAGATTGTCCCGGTTAGAACAGCTATTCCTCCCCAAATCAAAGTGTCAAGGGAGTTATCGACATTCTCATAATTAGAAATCTCGCGGAAAATAGCAATGGCCATTAAAGCGTTTTTGCCCAAGATGCCGTTTAGAAGCATAATTGAGCCGCTTATCCGCTTAAGGCTTGGTTTACCTTTTTCTTCAAGGAAAATGTCTAAAATCATTTTTTTACCTTAACAGATAATTTATCTTTTTCTTCTAACTTTTTTAATTCTTCAAGAACAAGTAACATTACGCCGTCTTGGGATTCTCTTTTACCGTGCGTAGCTTGTTGAATCTTGCTGACTTTTTTGTCAAGATCTTCAAATTTATTATCAATTTCAGATTTTAAATCATTAATTTTAGTGGTTTGTAATTTGTCGATTCTTTCCCAAAAAGAACTAATTTCGCGTACGGAAACCCAACTGATAAATTTTACCGCTAAAACTCCTAGAAATACAATCCCCGCCCATAGCCCTGCAGACAAATCATTCCAGGTAATAAATTCATTCTTTTCCATCTAAGCCTTAATTAAATATGCGAGGCTGCCCCAAAGGATAAAGCCCCAGAAATATTCCCCGACCTGCCAACCATTGCCCCTAACCATTCCAGGGATTCTCTGGCAAATCTCCATTGCCAGAAGATAGGCCGAACCCATTAAAAGACCTACAGGGAAAATAAGAAATGATGTTCCACTTATTGGAATATGGGAGAGCGCAATCATAAATAAACTGATTATTAACAAACTAGTCCACGTTAAGCCACGAAAGGATAAGGCAATAAATCCAGCTAAAACAGGCCAATCAGAAAGCGTGAAGAATATGTTGTCGGCAATTATTGTGTCTTTTCTATTCTTATCAACAGTGCCGTCGATCATCGCGTTGATGTAATCGCCCCAGCCCATACACGAGCCTGCAAGCATTCCGACAGAAAGCAAAAGGAAGCAATCGATTCTTTGTGAAGTAGTTACTGGCGAAATAATTAAGGTAAAGACCAAGGCAAAAACAAGATGATGAATGTGCTTGCCGAAAAACTTAAATTTATTTTCTGCCCGTTGTTCGGCTTCCACAAAAGGTAAGCGGTAAAGTCTTACTAAGCGCTTAGCATAGAGCGCGTCCAAAAGACCGCCTCTAATCTTATTCATTAACGCACCTAGTAAAGCAATGGACAGAACCATAAATTTAATCTGGGTAAACTTCTTTCTGGATTTTTCTGACGTAAGAAACTATTGCTACAAAAAGGTCTTGTAATGACATTTGTTTGCCAATGCTGTCTCCGGTTGCTGGATCAATTAATTCAAAAGTCTCAGAATTTAATTGAGATAAACTAATAGTTTTATCAAGGCTGTTAGAAAATCCCTGAATAATATTTGTATCACCATCGGCATCAACAATGGCTTCAACTTCTGTGATTGATAACTTAATTCTTTCAGATTCAGAAACGCCATATTTTATGATAATTTCTTGACCTCGGATGAAAGGGTTTGATAATGTTGAATTGTAGTTTCTGTTGTTCATAATGTTCCTTTAGATTTAAAATTAATTTTTAGAATGATTGATAACCTTGCGCGTTAAAGTAAACCGCGCCTGCAACTGAAGCGGTTAGTGTTGCGACTTCAAGCAAAGTTGCCGCCGTTCCCTTAAGTGGGGTAGGGAAGGAAATTCGAGTAGTCGGCAAGCCTGCTACTGGAATTTTAGTCCTAAAAAGAACAGTTCCTGCCGCGCCGTCTCTGATTACTAATTCAGTAGCAGTGGTTAATGCTTCGGACATTATGGTTATCCCAGTTATGTAATTCCTAGTCAAAGCGGCACCAGCAGCTTTAATGGTTACGGCGACTGTAGTGTTTAATATTCCTGCGGCGGCAGCAGCATATTGCCAGTCGTTTTCTGCCGTTCCATAAGGCTTTGTTGGTACTTGACCAGCAGTGGTTATGAACAAATCTGAAACGTCATTATTTGTTAATGTTGTATCTGGAACGGTAACGACTTTCCCAGCAACTTTAAGAGGAAAAGTGGTTGAAGGGAAGGAATGTCCAGTACTCCCAATTGCGCTAATCTGAAGATTTGCGCCAGTGTTTTGAGCAATTTGCGTAACAGCAGACGCAAAAGGCGTTTGCATGAATTTTGAAAACGCTTGTATTGAGCCACCAGTTATTGTAGTGACAATTCTTAGGCGGATATATCTAAAATTTACAGGAAAAATATAACCAAATTGCGAAACGCTTGCGGTAATTGAAGTAACAATCGCTACTCCCGCAATTGCGTTTTGGTTATAGAGTGGAATTGATTGAAAGTTCACATTATCATTTGACCCCTCGAAGATAAATGAGCCACCAGTCCCTGTTGATATAACTTGCACCATTGCTGATCTGTAGCCAGTCGCGTCTGTTGCCGCTGCTCCTGCTACTGCTGATAAAACGTTATTTACAACTGCTGTTTGAGCTGCTTGACCAGTTATATAAAGGTCTTGAACATTTTCGTTAGATAATGTTACCGGGATTGAATTTGCAGCAGAAGATTGACCTCTTGGGTTGGTTGGATTGTATATTGAAAAACCGCCTGACATATAAGTAAATAAATTGTAGCAATAATATTTTTACATTTACTCAATGTAATAAATTTTGCCGTGTTAATAAAAAAAATCAAGATTTTATTTTAATTCTTGATAAATGCTTTGAAAAAAATTATTCCAATTTCTTCCTAGCTTTTCTTGCGCTGATGGTAAACCAAAAGTTGCACCAGTTGTTTTGTAGCTTTTCTCAAAAAAAGAAAACCAAACTGGATCAATCTCTCCATTTTCTTTTGCTAAAGGTTGCCCTGCATTTGGTACTCCAATATCAACTAATAAATCAGTTTTTATTGTTGTTTTTATTTGTTGAAAAAAAGTATTCCATTCAGGCTTCACAATATTATTTTCTTGCACAATTGGTTGTTGAATATTTGGCAAATTAATCATCTTCTGATTCAGTCTCCACAAATGCCCCAGCAATTTGAAACTTAGTTGGCTCGCTATAATTTAACCTAGCAATAAAAGAGCGGGCTTTTCCGCCTATCTTTGTCCAAAAAACTTCTGTTAAGAAAGAGCCTTCTGCACCAATTGGCTGCCATAATTCATCAGTGTAAGTCTTTCCGCCATTGTCGGAAAACCTTCCTACTAATTGCGGATCAATTCCTTGCCCTGTTGCAATACCAACTCCCGTATCCATCACTACAACAAATTTACTTAAAGACATTCTTGCAAAGTTTTTAAACATTGTTGTCCCAATAACTTCTCTTTTAATTACTGTACCATTTTCAGTGTAAACATCTGGATCTATTTCATAAATAACGCCAGTTTGAAAATCGCCTATTAAATTTTTACCAGCAAAATATGCGTGACAATTAGCTACCCACCTACCATCTTTTCCTTGATTATTAACGCTTTCTCTTTCGTGCCAAAGCCCGGTTGTAATATCATATTCCCAAGTTTTATTCTCGCTTGGAAAAGTTAGACAATAAAACTTGTGTCCATCTTGGACATAGGTAAAACCAATTGCGTCATCAATTGTTGTGTAAGTCTCTATTTCTTGCGAAAGAGGAAAAGTTGATATTGGCTTTAATTGATAGCCAATAGTCTGGTAAATAATTCGATCATTTCCTAAAAAGAAAAATGAATTATCCATTGTGGCAACTGAGTATTTTGAAGCGCAACCCTTCTCAATATAAACACCTTCTTTTCTTTGGAATAATGGCGAAGATCCAGTATTGTAAAATACTTGGATAATATTTTCTTTAAAAAACCAAAGCTCTAGGTTATTTTGATAAACTCTTACTATTTTTGAAGAATTGGCTTCAACAGTAGCAGCGTTTAAAGCATTCCAATTTTCAGTAGTATTTACATTAGACCATTGAAATTCATTGCTATTAAGTAAAGCCGAAACAGTAAAACCATCTAAAGTTGTTACTGATCCGGAATCATTAAAATCACCATCGGTAATTTGCGTTAAAGAAGCAGCGGTAGAAGTGCAATAATAAGCAATTCCATTTGGAAGTTGAATTGTAACCTGATCGCCGTTGTCAGTCATAATTACTTGACCGATTTCCGTAGTAATATCTCCTAGCGAAGTTACTGTTTTTGATGAATCTATTTTATAAACTTTATTGCCCGCCACAATATAAAGGTTTTCTCCCATTACGCGCATTCCATAAATAGGAAGAGAAACGCTAGTATCTTTCCAAACATTGTTACCTGGAGTTCCTAAAATTAAATTAGGAAAAGGACTTGTTTCTGGAGTAATTTCAGCATAACAATTTAGCATTCTTTCCGCTGAAATTAATCCGCTTTTTGCTTTGTATGAATTAATTCCAAAGTGGATTTGCTGCAACATTATTGGTAAAGATTATAAGTTGGCACAAAATAAACCGAATCTTCTCTATCATATCCTTTAAGATTGCGTAACATTTCATCAGCAGTTCTTTTAATTAATTCTGCTTTTGTTTTGTTAGTTTCATAATCATAAGTTAAACGGGAAGCTAAACCAAAAGCTAAAGTTTCAGCCCATTCAATTGGAAAATCCGGATTGTCAGTCCCATTAGTAAAATCAAAAAACATTTTTTGAAATGTAAATTTAATTGTATTAGTCGCGTCACTAGGGGCTTGGTATAAATAAAAAGTACCAGAACTTAATTGCTTATCATAATAAAATTGAGTCGGTTGACCTGAAACTGTTTTTTGAGAAAGATTAAAATAATCGCTTCTTGCTAATTCGCTTAAAACAGTATCATAACTTGAAGAATCCCTTCTTCTAGCGGACGTAATTGATTCGGGACGTGTAATTTTGGTTTGATAAACATAAACAGTTGCTGCGCTTGAAACATCGTCAGTTAAAGCGTTACTTAGATTAATTGTTGTTCCGGCAACGCTTGCAATAGTTGTCCAAAAAATATCGCCATCATCTTTCATTACGCCCACAAAATAACCAGCAGTAAAGCCAGTTGCGCTTGTAACAACAATTGACGTTGCTCCACTTAAAGCTGCTGCGCTTGTTGTTGTTTGTGTAAAAGATTCAGTCGCGTTTGCGGTAGATCCATTTAAAACATAACTTTCTTGTCCAACAGTTAAAAACAAAGTTCCTTCGGAGTATTTCCAAAGATAAACACCTTCGCTTTTTAAGCCCTTTACAAACAAGTTCAAAGCATCAGACGCTTCATTTACCTCTTCGGCAGTTAAAGCCCTTCCACGAGTTTTAGCGCCAAGAATTGACAAAGCTCTATTAATTATATCGTTTCTTGTTTGTGAAAATGTGTTTGTGCCGCTAACTGCCATTTTTAACTAAAATTGATGTTAATGTTGTTTAACTCTTCCACGCTTTCACAAGCCTTAATCTCATTCTTTAAATCAGTGTAAAGAGTGTAAGTATTATCATCTAAAGCCGTATAATGATTTCTTGCTCTTGCGTATAAATCTCTAAACTGGTCAAGGGTTAATTCTCTTCTAAAATTATCGTTATCAGTCCAATTGCTTGAGGCAAGATTATTTGTTTCTAAATAATAAATCCTTGCCGCTAATACTTCTAATCGGCTTTTATAAACATTAAAATTAATGCCATTAATTGATATTAAAACAAAGCTATTTAAAGACGCTTCTTTGTTTGCTTTAAGCTCAAGAAGTTTAGATGTTTTAGCATTATTTAAAATATTAACCTGCTCTTCTTCACTTACATAGGTAAGTTCAGCAATTTCACTTTCAGTCAATAGAATAGCTATTCCATTAACCATTTTATGTGGTTGTAATTTTATTTCGTCTTGTGTCATATTAAATATATCCTCTCATTTTGATTATTCCTGAAACTATGTTACCGTTGTTTACATCGGAATTGAATGTTTTAAAAATAAATCTAACTGCATTTATTGCGGTAGTTGAACCATAATACACCCACATAGCAATAGGCTGGACTGATTGGGGTAATGCTGATGTTGACCTACTGGCTGTTATTCTTAAATCGCCAGTTTTATAAATTGATGAACTTGAAAGATTATAAGCTCTTACTATTCCGCTATTACCACCTCTATTAGCAGTATTGGAGGCGCAACAAGAGGTATCTGCTTCATGAACATTTAAATTTATTCTTGTGCTTGAGGATTGCGCTTCTACATTTCCTGCGTCTGAAATCAAAACTTGTCCATCCGTTAAATAATTGCTATTAATCCAATTAGAGCCGTTATCTGTGCTAAATTGCATTACAAGAGCTGCTCCATTATTTGCAGGTAGAACATTAATTAATTCGAATTCGTAAGTAGAAAACTGTGAAGATAAATTTGTGAATGCGATTGAAGCTGCATTTGAAGCAGTTTGAGACGAAATTAGAACAGAAGGCGAGCTGCCAAAAGCAGAAACAGAAACAACAACCCAATTAGTTAAAGTTGCGTTATATCTTAAAACAACAAAATCAGTTGTTAAATCTAGGGTAATATCAAAACCATTAGGGTTGTAAATGTTTCCTGCGTTGTGTTTTGCAACTACGTTTCTTGCAGCATTTGCAGAATTTAAAATAATAATTTGCCCATCTTGCCCACCACTTATTGTATTTAAATCATCAGTTGCGGCAGCTCCTTCGGTGTCTAAAACATAAGAGCTTGAATTGTTGGTTAATGTTACAACACCAGTTGCAATTGTTAAAGCAGTTGCAGAACCCGAAAGAATTGGTAAAGAAGACGGATTTAAGCAAATAATATCTACACCATCATTAATGCAGAAGTATCTTTGACTAGCTCTTAAGTCGTTTGCCTTTAATGCAACTTTTGTGCCTTGTTGTGTATATTTTTTCCAGTTTAAAGCAGATAATCCATCAATTGCTAAAGTTGGGCTATCACCGCAATCTAAATGGGGTTGAACAACAAAAGTTTGATTGTTGGCGTATGAGCTAATTGTTGGATTGGCAGCTAAAGTAAAAGCTGTTGAAGTTCCAGCGGTTAAACCCCAATAAGAAGTTGGTCTAACATCAAAATCATTAAGAGAAGCAGCAGAAGCACTTGTACCAACTGGATCGGCTCCCTCTCCATTTACAATATTATCAGAAGAATCTTTAACAATAAGTTTTAATTGCGATAAATCAGAATACCAAATTTCAGGAAAGCGACCGTTAGCGTCGGAAAGAACGGGATTTGTATTAGCGACACTTGCCCCTTCATCTTGATAAGTTGTTACAGGCGTTGTTGTTCCTGTTGCATAGAAATAATATTTATAACCAACCGCAACTGCTCCGGCATTAGTAAATATTCTTGCGATTGGTTTGTAAAATCTTTGTGCCATAGTTAATCTTTGTAATAGCGTTGTTTAATTTGTTTTGTTTGTGCGTTAATCTCTTGCGGATTAATTTGTTGTCCGTCAGATAGCAATGGGTATTGTTGATGTTGTTGGATAAGTTGACGGCGAATCTGTTCTTCAGACATGTTTGGTTCTTCTGCGTTTGCATTGCTAGCTCCAAAATTTGCTACAAAATTTAAAACATCTTCTCTAATTTCGGGGTTAGCGGCAGTAATTGCGGAAAGCCTGTTTAATTGTTTTGGAAGCTCTTTTGGTGTTGTTTGAGCGGTAACGGCTAACCAATTAATAAATTTAGGGTTTGTCATTAAGTTTGCAGCAATCCTTCCTCCGCCAATTGCAGGAATTAAACTAACTACACCACTAGAAAAACCAATACTCCCCAAACCGACCATTTGTAGCATTTGATTTGACTTTCCTGCTTGCTCGGTGTTTTTAGTTAGTTCAACAACTTTATTTAAGCGGTTATATGCAGTAACTTGTTCAGGCGTAAAGACTGCTTTTTCTGTGCCATTCTTTTTGAGGACAGAATATTCAGCCATGAACTTTTGAGGGTTAAACACATTACCTTCAGCAGATTGCGCGCCTTTTTGAGCTAAACCCATGTCCCTAACTAAAGTCGATCTAACAAAGTCTTTTTGCGGCTCGTTTAAAGAGCGCATGATTTGACTTATTTTTGTTCCACCAAGTTTAGATTGAGAAGTGGCATATTTATAAACTTCTTCAGGCGTTCCTTTGTCTAAAAGTGGCTGAATATTTTCTTCAATAAATCTTGAATTTACTCTATGATATCTATTAGCTTTTTGCCATTCTTTCATAGCGCTTCTATTCCCAACTTTTCCTAAATCAGCTTTTTGTAAAGTGTTAGTTATATCTTGAGTAATTCCCCTGTAAATATCCCCTAATGCCTTTCTTTCAACTGGTTTTAAATTCCCAGATAAAGATAATCCAACTTCACTTCTTAAAGCGGCAAGTGAATCGTAAGAAACGTCCCTTCCCAATTCTCCTTCTTTTAGGGGAGCAGCTAAATCTTTTTCAATTTTTTCTATGTATTTCACATAACCAGCAGTATCATCGTCAGAAACTTCTTTTCTAATCTGCACTTTACGGCTTTTTATGGCGTTCAAAGTATTATTTATTGACACCGGAGTGTCTGGTGGCACAAGCTCCGACACTTTGTTGTAAAGTTTTCCACTAGTTTTAGAAAATTTATCTTTGATGTTTTCTGCACCAGATTTCAACTGTTGACCAGCCTCAGTGTAAGTTCCGCCTTGTGACTTAGTAACCCCTTGAATTTGCCCAGAAATATCATTTACTTGCTTTTGCAAAGCTTCTGTAATTGGTTTGCCAGCAACAGGAATATCTTTAATAAAGTTTTGCAAGCCAGCAGATTTAGAAACATCTGCAAGAGTTGGATCAATACCTAAATCTTGAAATGTCTTTACTGCTTTTGGATCAATTCCGGTTATTTTTTGCAATAGTTTTTTAGGAGCTTGAGAAATTGCACCAACGGCACTTTGAGCGACGGGGATTGCTTGCTGAACAGCTCCACCTACTACACCGCCAGCAACAGCTCCTTTTGCAACATCTTCTAAAGTTTGCGGGATATTTGTTAAATCCTCAGTTTCACCTAAAGCACTTGTGGCACCTAATAAAGCACCGCCTTTCACGGCAGTTCCAAAACCTTGTCCAGCTAAACCAGCAGCACCCAATGCTTTGCCAGCAATACCAACATCAGAAAATACTTGTCCCGCAAAAGAAGTTAAAGGACGATCTTGTCTAGCTTTTTCTAGTTTAGCTCTTTCAGAAGTTCTTGCTTCTCTGTAAAGGTCGCCAATATCAATGTTTTGAGTAGCAGCTCCACCAAATAATTTAGCAACACCAGCGGAAATTCCTGCTTTTATTTCATCGCCGAATCCTAGGGGGTTGGTTGCAGTTGTAAAGGCAGCTTCACCCATTGACATTTCTGGTTGGCTTTGGTCTTTAATTAAACCTCTTCTAACAGCTTCGTCATACAAAGGCTTTTTATCGGCTGGTAAAATACCTCTACGATTGGCTTCCTGTATAAGTTCTAACTGATTTGGTTTCATTCTGCACCCCCCATTAAAGACTTAATAATGTCTTCATTTGACATATCTTTAACTGAATCAAATAAGGTCTGTTTTTTAAAATTAACTCCTCTGACATTATATGGATCCATAGCTTCTTGTACTGCAGAAAATTCTTTATTTAATTGATTTAATTTATATTTTACCAATTCTTCTTCGTCACCAAATCTAGGCATTAATTTTAAAAATCTTTTTTCTTCAACTTTATTAATAGCTCCACCAGAACGCATACGCCCAACTAAATCGGATAAATTTTGTTTTCTTGTTTCAAAAAACTGGGCATCTTCACTAGCCATAACATTTGGTAAGATTGAGCCAGCAGCAGCTTTTCCAAATTTACCGTGTTGAAAACCACCTGTTTTAGGATCAAAAAATTGGTCTTTTAATTGAGCGGCGATATCTAAACCACCTTGCGCGAGACTAATAACTTTTGCAGATTCTTGGGAAAGCGGTTTATTTCTATCTGCTAAATTTTGTCCTGTGCTTTGTTGATAAGATTTATACGCTGTAGGAGTTAGCCCTAGCTCAGACATATTTTTTCTTTCTTGTTCAGCAAGAGATAATTCAATTTCACCCTTGCGGAGGTCTTGCTTACCTTTTTGAATATCAAGGCCATATTTAGCTTGTTGGAAGCCTTCAGTTTTAATCTGAGACGATTGATATTGTTCTTTAAGGTCTTGTTCTCTACCTTTTAAGCGAGAAGAAAGGCGTTTAAATTCTAAGATTGCTTCTGGTGATTTATCGGAAGGAAGCGGCAATTCTTTTCCAGTTGCTTTAAAATATTCATTGTGCATTTGTTCCCATTTCTTTTGGGAAAAAGCATATTGTGGCATTGAAGAATAAGAATCCAAAATTCTTGCACCTTGAACATCATTGTAATCTTGTTGCTTTCTAATTCCTTCGGCACGAGTAGGATTTAATCCAGCAAGTCTTTGAAGAGCGTTTTGGTCGCCAGTTGAAGCTGTTTCTGATAAAATATTTTCAGCTTGAGCTTGTGCAAATTTTGCTTTATTAATATCCATCTCTTGTTGAGCAGCAAGAAGCTGTAGCTGGTTAGCTTTTGCTTGCTGTCCAAACTGATAGCCTTTAAAAATATTGCCGGCAAGGTCTGGGGCTTGTTGCTGAATTAATTCTGGCATTTTATTGTCTAGGTGTTGATGGATAATTTACGTTTAATCTAGTAAAATCATAACCACCAGTCGAAGTTCCAGGCAAAGTATTTGAGTTATCTTCTGGACTCATGTTACTTAATCCAGCGCCAAGTAGTCCGCCGCCAATTTGAGACATGCCACCCCCATAAATATTGCCAAGTTGAGCGTCTCTATTAGCCATAGCCATTCCTTGCCCTAAAATACCTTGTTGAGAAGCACTTGCCATATTAGCACCAGCATTAATTTCATAATTGCCCATTGCTGTTGCAGATTGTTGACCCATGTTAGATAAATTTTGCAAATACCCAACTTGGTTGCCAAATTCTTGTGATGCTGTGCCTTGAGCAAATTGCTCTAAAGCCTTCATTGCTCCACCTGATTTTAAACCACCTCTTGAAGCTAATAGGTTTTGAATTGATTCTTGTCCTTGAGATAAGCGAAATTGATAGCCAGGCGATTGCTCTAATCTAGTTTGTGTTGCTGCCGGATCTCCAGTAAGATATTGTTGAAGTAAATTTAATCCACTTCTTCCAGCTTCTTCGTAAGGACGTTGATAGCCAATTGCAGCATCTTTTGATCTAGCCATTTGAGCTAAATAGGAATCCATTGCGTTTGCTTGCGCCCTTGCTGCTCTTTTTGAGGATTTGTTCGCAAAATAGCCTTGAGTAACCATTCCAGCACCTGCCGCTAATCCTCCTCCTATTGCTGCTACTGCAAAAGTCATTTTAAACTCCTAATAATTTTGATTTATCAATCCAAGATAAATCGCTTTCATGCACTAACTCTTTTTCCAAATCTTCAACAATAGTATGTTCGCTTTGGTGAATAGTAGCCCATATTGTTTCTTCATGGACATAAATTAAACGCTTTGTGCCTGCTTTTGAAATCCATGTTGCAGGGGCTTTTATGCGAGTAACTCCTTCATCAGTCATGACTGTAACATCGCCTTTAGACAAAATGCTGGTGTGGTCAAAATTATGGACTTTACCAGTTAAAATTATATCTTTAGGCAAAGTTATTTGACGAGTATATGTTTTATTGCAAATAAAATGCTCTAAAGGAAGTTCTTTTGCTGTTTGTTCAGAACCTTCAAAATAATTCTTAAAATAATATTCTGCTAATTCTATTTTTTGTATATTAGATAAAACTGCGACATCTTGATTATATTTATCTGCCATTATTGGCAAATTAAAACAATCATCTTCTAATTTTATTTCTAAATCTTCATCTGGTATTGTTAATGGTACAACCATATTTTATTTTGAGCATTATTTTGGAAGCCATCATTTACTCAAAATGGAGTCGCAATTGTTAATCTTATTTTAAAAGAAGTCAAGAATTATTTTTTCTTGCCACCTTTTTTAGTTCCACATTTTTTCATAACTTTTTATCCTCTTTAAATGATTTGTTAAAAAATTCTCTAGTCATAGTTCTATGCTTGTGGAAACAAATTTCTCTAGCGCTGCCAGTTTTAAATTTCTTAATTACAAAGCCATCTTTATCTGGCGTTGGTTTTACAATCTCTAAAGAAACCCTTTTGTCACCAATTCTTTTAATGCAAAAAAGAAGCCCGCTCATGTATTTTTTTGTTGATTTAACTATATCAAATTTATTCATAAATTTATTAATAATTTGGTACAGCCACCTCAATAAAAGTGTCTGTTGTCTCCGGTCTAGCATTAAGTACTGGTTTAGAAGAAGGGCAAACAATTGGTGTGTCTTGTGGTTGCCTTCTTCTCCAGACTTTACTCCAAACCAGTTTGCCGTCCCATTCGAGACGGCATTCTGATCGCCATTTTTTGAAACCTGTTCTATCGCAAATGACTCTATAATCCATTTTAATTAACCTGAATTAATAATTCTGCACCAGAAGAATAAGAATTAATTTTAACTCTTATTGCCTGAGGAACAACAAAATAATTTCCATTTTTAGAAGTAGTAGCGCTAATTAAAGCTGAATCATCCTGATCTAACCAATTAAAAACTCTATCAGTTAAACTTTGAATATTGTCATTAGCTTGCTGAACAGTGTAATTAATAGCTCCAGTAACAATAAAGGTCAAACCAACTTGTCTTTCACTTCTATCAGAATAACTTCTTTTAATAGGAATTATTTGAGAGATAGCTTCGTCAACCGCGCCAGCTTTGGTATTAGTGCCAACAGCTCCACTTGCAGAAATACTTTGAATTGAATAAAAATAATTTGTTGTTTCTACAGTGTTATTGTTAGGACCAGCAATAATTTCAGAAATAAGAATTGTTTTGTTTTTGTCTTGATAGCCAGAAACAGTAAAATTCACCCCTGAAATATTGCCAGTTGAAGCAAAACCAATTTGCTTAGCAAATAAGTCTGGTGTAACCCATTGACCGCTAACAACTCCAGCTCCATTAAGAGTAAAGTTGCCAACGCCGCCTAATGTTTGATTTTGAAAAACTCCATCATCATCAACATCGGCTAAATCCATATTTATTTCTATTCTACGCATGATTTGCTCCTAATTTATCTTTCTTTAGCTGCAAAAACGTAATCAACAGACAAAGTTTTAGCTACAGCTTCGCCATTCTGAATACCAAAAGAAATAGTTAATTCCTCATCGTCAGGAAGGTTAGTTATTGCCAATTTACCTAAAACAGTTGGATTTAGGCTATTTGTCGAAGCGGCATAAACCACTTCATCAACGCCATTGTAATAAAAACCTACAGTAATGTAAGTATTAGCTACAACCGTAGTAATTGCAGACGCAGTTGATGCTGTTGAATTTTTAATAACAACAAAATCTAAGTTAGCATCGCCATCATCTTTTCTGAAATAAACGCCATCAGTTACAGCCAATGGAGTTGCATCAGTGATTTGAAGACCAATAACAAAATCAGATTGAGTTGCATCAGAAACAGTAAATCTTGCTTTGAAAAATAATTTTTTACCAGCTTCAAACTTAAATGATTCACCAACTTTTTGCAAAGCGTTTAAATCATCATCTGCTGCCGAGTTAGTAAGCAAAAGAACGCCGCCATCTACGTTAGTTAGTGCTTGTGTTGCACCAGCTTGAGTTTCGGTAACTGTCCAACCTGCCGCAGCGTAATCGTCAAAATCGTTAAAATAAGTGTGCATTTGGGTTGGATCCAGTTGGATCATTTGTCCCAAAATGTTTTGAGCGGTAATGTTATTAACGCCTTTTGTAAAATTAGTAGTTGGCATAAAAAATAAATTTAGTTGTGGGGGGAATTTCACCCCCCTTTACCCAATAGGACAACAGTTAAAAGTTAAACTCCTTCAGAAGCAAAATAGCCACGAGGATCGGTGACTCCGATTGCGTATGAAGTCATCATTTTGTATTTCTCATCACCAGACTCGAAAGCACCATCGTTGCTAAATTCGCCTTGTACAGCGGTAATCATTTTAGCACCTTCTGGAGCATCGGTTTTGATAAAATAAGCATCATTTGAAGATAGATGAGAATTCACAACAATACCTTCAGAGAACAAGCCCATGTATTTCATTGCGTTAATATCGTTATTAGAGGTATTAACACGGAGTTGAGACTCAAGAATACGAGTAGCTTCAAACGCCAACGCAGATGGGACTTGAAGAAGAATTGGTTTAATTCTAGCTTTAATTCCTCTGTCGTTGTTTGTTTCTTTGATTTGTATACACAATTCCTCTAAAGATTCTTCACAAAGATCTTGTGGAGTTGCTAAAGTATTAGAAAAAGTGCCAGCACGGCTTGGGTGATCGGTAGCAAAGAATTTCTTGCCATCGCCAAAAGTGTAATTTGAATCAAAACCATTATTAAAAAGGTTAGCAACATCAACTTCTTTGGTCTCACGAAGAGAAGAAGAAAGATATTCATTACCCTTAGCAATAACATCAAGATATTTGCCAAACTTTCTAGCTTCCCAAGAAACTTGGAAACCCAAAGCGCGAGTTCTTTGATTGTAAGTTGTAACATAACCCTGAGTCATTGAATCATAGGAAACGCCAGCACCTTCATTTTTAGTATTAAAAAGACCAAAAGGACTTACCAATACATCTCTGTCAAATTGCTCATCAGTAGTTGACATTTTAACCAATTTAGCGGCCAAAAGATCATCTTCTGTGTAAGCACCCCAATAAGTAGTAATTCCAGGTTTTAATGAAGTAGCAATAGTCCCGGAGACGATAATAGACATTTTTTAAATAAATTTTAATTAATAATTAGATTCCAACTTTACCGTTGGCTTCTGTGTGATTGTTGATAAGAACAAGCCATTTAGCATGTTGACCAATAGCATTTTCAGGAGCATCAATTAAACGTTTAATTTTTAATTGAAAACTTGCGTCAGTTGCTGGAGTGCTTGTATCTAATTCAGCACCAGATAAACCAGTAACAGTTGAACCAGATTCGGCATAAACCAAATTAGCATTAAGACCAACAGAAGTAACAGCCAAAGCAGTTCCAGCAGTTTCTTCTTGAATCATAAATTCTTGATGTGGACTGTCGGCAACAATAGCAACTCTTTCAGTAGAAGCCGTGTTATAATTTAAAGTTAAATTGCTTGGAATAGCTTCAAAACCAATAATAACTCCAGTAATAGCGTTAGCATCGCCAGCAGTTGCTTTATTGATTTCAGGAAGAGAGCCAGCAGGATATAACTTTCCATTACCAAGAACAGAAGATGTGTTAGAAGTGCTAGTTTTTACTACAGGATCGCCAATAAACAATGCGGTTGCATAGCTTGCAGGAATGTAATAAGAGTTTTTAGGAATCTCCACAAAAGGAGAATTCTTGAGCGGCGTTAAGCCGGCAGGAATATTAGCGTTAGCCATAGTTTAATTTTATTTTGTTATTATTTTTTGTGAATCTTGTTTTACATATGTAAAAGAATCGTTTCCCAAACTAACATTTTTCATTTTTTCTAATGATTCATTATTTTGGTCTTCTATTCTTTTTTTATTATCTCTCTCAATTTGCGCGTGTATTTCCTCAGGAATTTCTAAAGCATATCTCATAAAAGTTTCTCCTTGTTTATTTGTACCACCTCTGATTGGCGCAATGTCTTTGCCATTTTCATTTTTAGCTTGTGTATAACCCAAATCAACTAAGTCTTGAATACGACCTGGAAGATTAGAAGAAACCCATCTGCGTCTAAAACCTGGTCTTTCTGGCAAATCAGAAACTGCGCCATTTCTTTTTAAGGAAGTGCGAGGGCTTCTAGTAAATTCTCTTCCATCGGCTAATTTAACCACTTCTTGGTCTCTGTTTGTTGGTCTTTGGGGTCTTGAATCTTGAACATCTAGTCTTTCAAGAGAGTGTGTTTTGTAATTTCTAGTTGCTTCTTTCATATTTTTTCCTCAATTTATTTAAAATATTCTATAATAGATGTTTGTTGCATTTTTGCAATTTGCCCTTTGTTAAAATTATGTCTTTTAGCAAAAAATTCGTTATTTTTTCTAATTTGTTCTGGCAACTCGCTGTAAGAGTTTTGTTTTCTAGCGCTTTGTATTCCTCTTACTCCAGATTCAACTTTAGGAGCTTTAGAAATGCCTAATTTATCACTAAAACGATTTTTAACTTCTTGCGAAACAGTTTCTAATCTTTCGCTAATTGGAATACGGTCTGAAAGACTATCAAAATAAGTTCCCGCATAGTTTTTTAACATATCGTCTTGATAGTACCAAGCATTCTCAGAAGACCATTCTTCAAAAACTTTAATTTCTTCTGGCTGAAATTGTGGTTGTTTTTTTTGTTCAGGTTCTTCAAAAGAAATTTTGTTTTTTTCAAATTCAAAACGCTGTTTTTGAATAGCTCTAACTTTGGCAAGGTCTCCTTCTAAAATAGCTTGCTCTTCTGCTTCTTCTAAAGATTCAAATTTATTTTGAGTCTTTTCTTCATAAGCAAGTTTTTGAACAGAAAGCATAACATTCATTTGCTTTTGCATTTCTGCCATCTGTTTTTCAAGAGCAGTCTTTTCAAAAGCTAACTTTCTATTTCTTTCGTTTAAAACAGGAGTATGTTCTTTTTGAAAAGCAAGAAATTCTTGGGCTGTTTTATAAGGTTTTGGTGTTCCGTCTTTATTAAGACCTTTGAACATTTTACCACGCCATCCACCAGACCAGGCTTCTTTTTCTTCCTCATTAAGAGTAGAATAATAATCTTTTTCACGATCTGATCTAAACTTTACATTAAAATCTGGCTCTGCTTCAGTTTCAACCTGCTCTTCTGATTCAATTTCTATTTCTGACTCTTCCATATCTTCAAAAATAGGATTAGCAGGAATTTCTTTTAATCCAAAGAGTTTAGAATCGTCTATTGATGTTGATAGGTCAATTACTGGCATGTTTCCTCACTTATTTGCATTGCTACAATATCTCTATCTAAAATAGAGCGGTATTCTTTTCCGTCTTTTGTTTGATTGCTTGTTATCCTGTAACCGCAAAAAGTAGGAATTATAATTTTATCACCTACGCACGGCTTATCTTTCCAAGTACCTTCATCAAAAGCTTTTGAGCCAAAATTAATAATTGTTGCAATTGTTTTAGCTTGTTGCTCGTATTCTAGTGCTTTGCTTGGAAGAAGAATCCCACCTTTTGTTTTTTCTTCTACCACATCTGGTAAAATTAAAATTCTATATTCGACACATTTCCAACCAGAAGTGTTTTGTATTTTTGATTTAATTTTTTTACTCATTCAAACCTCCATGAAATAAATTTAACAACATTTCAAGCTGTTGTTCATTTGTTACGCCAAAATAATTAGAAACTTGTTCTAATGCTTCGCAACCGCCAAGACAACTTAAGACTTTGTCTTTATCAAAAGAACCTTGTCGTCTTATGTAGTTATGCGATATTCCGTTTAACAATTTTAAACGCTGATTGGTTAAAATTCTTTTAAATTTTAACGCTGTTGGATCGTTTAACCAATCCTTTAACTCTTTCATTTCGATTTGACTCATTTTTTCTCAAATTTGTTAATATTAAATATCAGCAGAGGTCGCATTTTCCTCAATAATTTCTTTGGTTGAAGGAAGTTGGACTTGCTGATTCTTTTTTTCGAAACCTGCTAACGATATTACCGCTTTTAATTGTCTATCTTCTTTGCGGTCTTGCATTTCGTCTTTTCTTGTTTGTGCGTCAATTATGTTGTCTAAAACATCTAATTGTTCTTTTGTTTCTGCCATTTCAGTGTCTTTGACTAATTTTCCAGCCTGAGCATAGTTCACTAAAACTTCTGAATCTAATTTAGCTGATTCTTTTTGAAGTTTAACTTGATCTAGTTGGAATTTATTAGCTTCGTTCTGCATGTCGCCTTGTATTTTAAGGCGTTTAGTTTCTTCTTGAGCCATTGCAACTTCCATAACTGGATCAGGCTGTGGCTGTGGTTGAATAATAAATTTGTCAAAGTTTTCAATTCCAGCAGTTTCAAATACTGTTTTATGAAGTAAAAATTGATCAACCATTGGCGAACCAATAAAACCCATTAAAAATTGAGCTTTTGCAAATTTTTGCATTGAAATAACATTCTCAGGATTTGCAACTGGCACAATGTCATAGCCTTTTAAAGAAAAATCTTCTTTAACGCTTGGGCTTTCAAAAAGTTTTATGTCTAAAATCTCAGAATATTTTTTTTGAGACAAATATTCTGAATTTAATTCGTAAAATATTCTTATTTCTTGCCGCAAAGAGTTATAAATCCGCATAAAAACGGATTTAAATTGTTTTTGCCCTTGTTCAGCCATACCCATGTAAGTGGTGGCGGCAATATTACCGGCATTTTCACCAGTTAAAACATCTCTTAAAGAGCCTAATTCTTTTCCAGCATTAACTAGAAACTGCATCAACACAAACAAGGTTTGCGAAGGCTCTGGGACTGGTAAAGAAACAATTGC